ATCGCTGCAGCCATTGTTGCTGTAAACATTGCCATGGCTCTCAACCCATTTAGCCTCATAGCAATTGCAGTGGTTGGTTTAGGTGCTTTGCTTGTAACGGCCTACAAGAAGTTCACACCGTTCAAAACTGTTGTGGATTCAATCTTTGGCGCTATGGAGTTTTGGATTGGCGAAGTAGTCATTCCATTGTTCAATACTTTGCTTTCAACTGTGAAGGCCGTCTTTAACGGCATCGCTCGAATCTGGAACAGTACTGTTGGCAAGTTGTCATTCAAGATTCCTGATTGGGTTCCGGGTATCGGCGGAAATGGTTTCTCAATGCCAGACATTCCAATGCTTGCCAATGGTGGAATTGTGACCAGCCCAACACTCGCTTTGATTGGTGAGGCTGGCCCTGAGGCCGTCATCCCTCTTTCGCAAATGGGCAACATGGGTGGCGGCATGAACATCACAGTGAACGCTGGCCTTGTAAGTACCCCCGACCAAATCGGGCAGTTAATCATTGACAGCATCTTGCGTCAACAGCGCCGCAGCGGAACGGTTTTTGCAGCCGCATGAGTACACCAACTATGCAGGTCATGGTGGGCTTTCAAAGCACCACAGGCTTCGGTAGCCCATTCCTGCTAGATGATGCCTTCTACGGCGTTCTAGACACGGCTGGCAGGGGAACCCTTGGTGGTGTCACCATGGTTGACCTAACTTACTTGGTTGAGTCCGTCAACATCACCCGTGGACGCTCACGCCAGTTAGATCAGTTCAATGCAGGCACAGCAACGATTGCGTTTGACAATGCCAGCCAAATCTTGAACCCAAGCAACACGTCAAGTCCTTACTACCCGTTTGTGTTGCCTCGATGCCCAGTGCAAATCTTGGCTAACGGCATACCTATCTACACAGGTTTGGTTACGGACTGGAACCTTGACTACGACATCAGCAATCAAGACATCATGTATGCCTCATGTTCTGACCAGTTCACCGTTCTTGCCAACCAATCCCTAAACGCTGTCACGCCATCTGCTGAACTTTCAGGCGCTCGAATCAACGCAGTTTTAAGCCTGCCCGAAATTAACTACCAAGGCGCTCGCGCAATTGACACTGGCTCTTCCACGCTTGGCGCATACGCCATCGCCCAAGACACCAACGTGCTTAATTATCTTCAACTGGTGAACACCAGCGAGCAGGGCTATCTCTTTATGAGCGCCAACGGCACCCTTACTTTTAAGGGCAGGGCTAGCGTTCTTAACCCAGTTGCTGGGGCTACTTTTAACACGGACGGCACAGGCTTGCCATATCAGACACTAGTAAACCAATACGGGGATGAGTTGCTTTACAACTACATCGTGACTCAATCACCAGCAGGCGCAAAACAGACCGCCAGCAACGCCAACAGCATTGCTTTGTATCAGGCACAGCAATATTCATTGCTCGATCTGTTGAACAGCACCACAAGCGAAGTCGCTGGGCTTGGCAACTATCTGCTGGGCAAATACCAAAACCCAGTTCTCCGCTTTACAGGATTATCTACCCAGATGGCTGCTTTTTCAACGGCCAACCAAAACATCATTCTTGGCCTTGACATGACCAGCATCTGCACAGTCGTTAAGAACTTTGTGGTAGGTAGCCCAGCAACCGAGACACAGACCCTGATTGTTTCAGGCATTAGCCACAACATCACTCCGGGTAGCCATATTGTTTCGTACACTTTTGAGAGCACAGACGGCAACCAATATCTAACCCTTGACGATGCAATCTTCGGAACGCTCAATAATAATCTTTTAAGTTTCTAAAGGAGACACAACATGACAGCATTTCAAACCTTCACAGCGGGCCAGATTCTCACGGCTGCGCAGGTCACAGCACTTCAAGCGAACAGCACCAAAGTGGCAATCTTTCAAGACCAAAAAGCAAGCGGTACCTCAGGCGGAAACGCCACAACAGGTTCGTTCTTAAAAAGAACGCTAAACACAACAGTTGTAAACAACATTACGGCTTGTTCAATTTCTAGCGATGTCATTACTTTGACCGCTGGCTCTTATTTAGTGACTGCAAATGCACCATTTTACAGAGTCGATAACTTGCAAATCAGATTGCAAAACACAACTGCTGGTACAACTTTAATTCTTGGTGGTTCAATGCTTTCTCCCGGAACTGGTGAAGAAACAACACAAGGTAGTTTGATTGGTTATATAACTTTGACTGGTTCAACAAATATTGAACTTCAATATCGAGTAGCAACTAACACAAACTCAAACTCTCTTGGCGTTGCTACGGGTTGGGGTACCGAAGTTTACTCAACTATTGTTATTCAACAGGTGGCGTAAATGCGAAAAAGCCTAATTCTATTGGTCTTTTTAGGGTCGCTCACCGCTTGCGCTGACCGTGAACGCCTAAACTGCCCACCCACAAAAAACAAAGCCCTACGCAGTGTCGGTGAAACAATCGTGCCAACAACACAACCACCCGCATACGGCACAGGAGGCAAATGCTAATGAAACCCGAAAACAGACTTAGTAACGAAGAAATCAAAGCACGACTTATCTTTGTCGTAGCCATCGGCTTAACACTTGCGTTCGTTCTGTCAATCATTTCACTTCTCTACGGCTTACTGTTTGTGACGCAACCGCTCGAAGTCTCACCTAACGACGATGCAGCATGGTCTGTACTTTCGCCCATGCTCGCCACCCTTACTGGCGGGCTCTTGGGGGTATTAGCAGGTAATGGTTTGAAGAATGGCCCTAAAGAGCCACCAGCACCATGAGCAACCGCCCGTATCCATATTTTCCCTCTTGGGACGGCAAGCGCACACAACCAGTGACAGCGAAACTCGTTGAACTATGCAAAGCACGTTGGGGTCTAACCTCGCTAGGCACCTACGTCAATAGACCAATGCGATCAGGAGCAAGCCTCAGCGTTCACGCCACCGGGTATGCAGCCGATTTAAAATACAAAGACGAAGCCCAAGCCCGAATCATTTGGGACTGGTTCCTAGCCAACTCAAAAGCCCTTGGACTTTGTGAAATGCACTGGTACGCCTATGGCGAGTACGGCACTGGATATCGCTGCTCCCGTGGCGAAGGCAAAGCAGGCGTCAAGATTTACACAAAAGACGACAACGCAGGTTCCTACCAAGGCTCACCAAATTGGTTTCACATAGAGTTAGCAAACCAAACGCCAGAGCACTTTGAGCAAGTCTTTCGAGCGTTGAAATAGGACTCCCAGTATTGTTTGAGCGTTACTGGGGCTAAGTGGTGGGTATCTTTGTTTCCATTGGGATATCCACCACTGACTTCGCCAATTGTGTATAGTCACATTCAGCCACTCAAAGGGCTCTAACCAAAGGAAACATTATGACAGACCAACCGTCCCTATTCGATGAGCCACTAGCCATCGCACTACTAGAAGAAGCCATTGAGCGCGTCGGCCTCAATGCAGACATTTCATGGGCAGTAGAAGCCCTCAACATTGTTGGGATGTTATCCATCGAGCGTCACGACTTCACTACAGATGACGTCTGGGAATGGATGAACCATTTACACCCCGAAATGACAACCCACGAACCAAGAGCCATGGGCGCTGTCATGCGTAGAGCCTCACAAATGGGTCTGTGCGCCCCCACAGAGCGTTACAGCAAGTCATTGCGACCAGAGTGCCATCGTCGCCCAATTCGCGTTTGGGAGGGTATCTAATGACTGACACACAGTTTATTTACAGTTTTATAATGGGATGGGTCAGTTGCTGGCTTTGGCTTAAAATGATGGCAAACAGACCATGATTCCTACATGGGGGTACCTTCCGTTAGTCTCAAAGGACAAATTGACACTCGTTCAAATCTTCACGGACTTGAAAACAGGGGAACATATCAGAATCACAGTCGCCCATCGGTTGGCTCCCTATCTGACTTGGTCGCCGCCTATCGAAGTAGAGAGAACCTGAAACGCATCATGGCACTAGCCCTTCTCGCTGTCCTATCCGTACCAGCCCACGCAAGTGCGGCTTCCAACTCCCACGACAAATACAAAGCCGTACTTCCAGACGCTTACTATGATCAGTTAGCCCGATGTGAAACTGGTGGCAACTGGCAACACTCAACCAAGTCCTACACAGGTGGTCTTGGCATCCACCGACAGACGTGGCGCACATGGTCAGACACCCCCAGTGCAAAAGGGCGCACGCCCGTCGAGCAAGTCAAAGTCGCTGACGCCATAGCATTTAAATCCCACATCAATCCTGACGGACGCAAAATCTGGCGCGTTGGGCCTTGGGGCTGGGGCTGCCTAAAAGGGCAAAAGCACCTGCAAAAGTTCATCTGCCAATCCCGTCACAAGGATGTGCAAAGATGGAAACGCAACTGCTAAACAAAGGAAAAACAAATGGAAACATCAACAGGTGAACTAATCGCCAAACTAACCAATCTCAGCCACAACCTTGCTTTGGAACTTCGCTTCAAAGAGTCAAGCCTTGTTCTTGAAGCCGTTGGCGCTCTTCATACGCTGCCAAATATTGCCGAGACAATACGCAATTCATGGCATCCGTCAATGAACGACAGTGGCCCTTCTAAAGGTTTGTCATACATATCAAGCGCTCAATTAGTTGATGCTGATGAGTGATTACATTCACAAAGACGACGCTTATGAATGGCTCCGGGACAAAGAAATACAATTCGCTGAGGACGATTTCGCCAAAGTACAAGCAGAGCGCGACGCCTTAAAAGCCAAAGTGCTTGAACTCCAAATTGAACTAGACCGCATAACAAGGGAGCACGCTCGTGGCCTTTAACCTTGACGATTACGAACCAGTAGCCAGCAGGCTTGACCGATTTCTTAAAGCACACCCTGATGCTCGTGTCATCACTGATCTAGTGCATTATCTATCTGACATTGCCGTGTTTAAGGCTGAACTATGGCTTGATGGTGAAATCATCGCTACTGGCTGGGCAGAAGAAATCCGTGGTCAAGGCAACGTGAACAAAACCAGCCATCTTGAGAATTGTGAAACTGGCGCTGTGGGTCGTGCACTAGCGAACGCAGGACTGTCGGGTTCTGACTTTACCAAACGCCCAAGTCGTGAAGAAATGGGCAAAGTTGTGCGTATGCAGGGCGACACTCAAATCACAGAGCCTTCAAACCTTGCGAGCGACAAGCAACAGAACATGATTCGAGCCGTTTGTAAGTCAATGGGCAAAGTACCGCCAGCCAATCTTCAAGGTATGACTAAAAGAGAAGCCAGTGCATACATTGACACCCTCAAATCAGGTGAGCAACCAGCGCCTCAATACGACACACCAGAAGAGCCGTTCTAATGGCTTCAATGCACAAACTCGTTGATGGCGTTTGGTACAAATGGGAAATGGCTAAGCCTGCCGATTCTCCCTATTTGTATGCCTATTTGCTGTCCGTTGGCCGTGACAATCTGCCTCAACAGTTAAAGAATCGTTTATGTGATGAAGAAGATTGGCAGATTGATAATGGTTGAGTTCTTTACTCTTGTCATTATGTGCATCTCACTGTTCATGTGCGGCTTCCTACTTGGCAAAGACCAATGACACCAATCAGCGAGGCTTCATTCCTGCAGCAAGTCAAAGGGCTGGCCTATATTCACGGCTGGTCACTGCATCATTCGCAGCCATCAATGACACGCACAGGGCGATACATCACCACAGGCTCGACAGGGTTCCCCGACATTGTCATGGCACATATCGAGCGTGGCCTCATCTTTGCTGAGTTAAAAACCGACAAAGGCAAGCCCAGTGAAGCCCAACTGGGTTGGCTCCGAACACTGCACCCTCATGCTGAATGCTATTTATGGCGACCCAACGACCTCACTGATATTGAACGCAGGTTGTCAGGGTGTTAGTAGTCGCATGGTATGTCCTGCTAATCTCCATCGGCATTGCCATCCTTCAAGGCATCCGCCGAGACTGACCCTCGATTACAACTGAATACGACCATGGCCACATAGGGGATTGCACTCTGTTGGTGTTCACACGGGAACGTGGGTAGATGTGGCGCACCCAATCAGCCAAGATGACTTACCTGAAAGTTTGTTGGGGTAAGTCGCCACAGCAGAGTTCTCTAACTTCATAAAAGACGAATGGTGTCCACTTCCCTAAGGTGTCCGGCA